TTGCCGAGAACCCATTCAAAAATGCTTTAGCCCGATAACTTTTCAAGGAGGCCTTATTATGTTCGCAATAGTTCAAAACGGTAACATCGTTCAGCTCATCCAGCCAGATGTGGGCTTTACCATCGGAGAGAAGCAATACTCCGCACGCTTCATCCGCAACGCTACAGAGGCAGAGCGCAAGGCCGTAGGTGTATACGAGATCATCTACGGTCAGCAACAAGACCAGCGGTTCTACTGGGTAGACGGCCCAAACTACCGTGTCAACGAGACCAACCAGACCGTTGAGGCTACGTTCAATGCGACCCCCAAGGCGCTTGAGGACAAGCTGGAGACTAACCCAGACGGCAGCCCAATGTACGTTCAGGTCTTGGGTACTGTTGACGGTGAGCCAGCGATGGTTGACTCAGACGAGCAGCTAGTCACCAAGGGACTCAAGAGCCAATTTATCTCCCAGACCAAGCAGACCGCTGGCTCGATGCTGGCCCAGACCGATTGGATGGTGATCCGCAAGGCAGAGCGCAACGTAGACATCCCGGCATCGGTGGTAACCAGCCGTGCGGCTATCGTTGCCGAGTGTGACCGGCTAGAGGCTGCAATCACAGGCGCGGCTAGCGTAGAGGCTCTGATGGCTGTACTTAACGCACAGAACTGGCCCACAAAATGAGCGCGATTGCCTTTAATTGGAAAATTACTGAGCTGCGGGTCGATGGCGGCTTAGTCTGCCAAGTTAAATACTTTTGCGAGGCTTCCAATAACGGCAAAACTGTAGCTACCGAGGGGTACTGGAAGTTCCGCAATCCCTATCAGATTTCTGACAACCTGTCCGAGCATCAGGTGTCCCATTGGGTTGATATGGATGCTAAAGAGGGCGAACGCCATCTAATCAAGGATAGACTTGCCGAACAACTTGAGGCATTAGACAATACCGAGAGTAGCGACCCACCTTGGAAGGTGGAAACATTTAAGGTGAAGTTATGACCCAGCCGATTGACATCATTTCCCGAGCCATGAAGGACATCGGGGCGCTTGCCGCTGGCGAGACCCCGGCCCCTGCGGAAGCCCAAGACGCGTTCGATATGTTGAACGACATGATCGACCAATGGTCAAACGAACAAATGATGGTCTACTACAAGACCGAGATCATCTTCACCCTGACTGCGGGACAGACCCAGTACACGGTTGGCCCAACTGGTCAGGTCAACTCCACATTTACCGGCTCAATATCAGGGAATACCCTAACGGTCACTAACATTACTGAGGGCGGGATTGCGCTCGGGATGGTTATAACAGGCACAGGAATTACCGCTGGAACCAAGATCACAGGCTTTGGAACCGGAGCCGGTGGCAACGTGAACTACGCCGGGACGTACACGGTTAACAACACCCAGACCGTAGCCTCGACCACAATAACCGCTTATTACGAGCGCCCCCTGTCGGTGAACTCAGCTTTTGTGCGAGTGAACACTAACTCTAACGGTCAGCCAATCGTTAACGGCGGTCTAGACTACCCCGTAGCTATTTTGAACCTTGAGAACTACGAGCTGATTGGTCTTAAAACCCAAAACGGCCCGTGGCCCAAGGCGGTCTACTACCAGCCCTCAGAGGTTATGGGTACGTTTTACTTCTGGCCCAACCCATCTCAGGGCGAGATGCACATATTCTGCGACACCATATTCCAGCGGTTTAATAGCATCAACGACACCATCGTGATCCCACAGGGCTACATCATGTGCTTGCGCTGGTGCTTGGCCCAAAGACTCATGCCTATGTACGGCAAGTCCAACCCCCAACAGGTTGCAATGATTGACGCGTTTGCAGCTCAGGCCAAGGCCACGATTAAACGCACGAACATGAAGCCCATGCAGTCCGCTAGGTACGATGACGTTCTGGTGGTTGGTAAGCGTGCGGACGCTGGTTGGATTCTGACCGGGGGCTTTCAGTAATGCCTGACTTTGGATTCGTAGGCGCGGCTTACGAGGCTCCCTCAATCACTCAAGACGCTCAAGAGTGCATCAACTTCTACCCTGAGATAGACCCGACCAAGGCTCAAGGCGAGCGCGGTATCGTTGCGCTCTACCCGACTCCGGGACTTGAGACCGTGGCTATTTTTCCTAATCAGGAAGAAGTCCGGGGTCTTAGAACCCTGTCTGGGGGACAACAGGTAGTTGCGGTTTGTGGTGACTTTGTGTACGCCCTAGAGAGCAACCTGACCCCAGTAATGATTGGTCAGATGAATACCGCCACGGGTCAGGTGGGCATTGTGGATAACGGGGTGAACGTCTACATTGTGGACGATTCCTACCGCTACACATGGTTCATTAGCACCCCGTCATCGGCTATTTTTACCGGATCAATTAGTGGAACCACCCTGACAGTCACCGTGATGCAAAGCGGAACTATAGCGGTTGGACAAGCTATTTTTGGTCAGGGCATAGCTCAAAATACTGTGATTACAGCTCTAGGTACGGGTTCGGGAGGCGTTGGAACCTACACGGTTAGCGACTCCCAGACCGTAGCCTCAACTGCAATCAACTCAACCGCATCACCCGCTATTGTGACCGGGGCTATCTCTGGCACGACTTTGACCGTTAGCGCGGTGACCAGCGGCACTTTGAAGATAGGCCAAACGATTGAAGGCTCCGGGGTGACCGATGGAACGATTATCACGGCCTTTGGGACGGGCTCCGGGGGTGCGGGAACGTACACCGTCAGCGCCTCACAGACGGTCTCTAGCACCACAATATACGCCTTAAACTGGACGGTTCTACCCTCTACAGACGGAGCCTTTGAGGGCGGCGGGACGGTAGATATTTCGGACAACTACTTTGTTTACAATAAGCCTCAGAGCCAGCTTTGGGCTGCGTCCGACCTCTTATCCCCGATTACTGACCCCCTGTCGTTTGCGTCCAAGGACGGGTCTCCAGATGACCTAGTGGCTATCATCGTTGACCGGCGGGAGGTTTATTTACTAGGTGAGATGTCCTCAGAAGCTTGGCTAGACGTTGGTTCCGTCCCCTTTCCCTTTCAGCGGATTCAAGGATCTAGCACTCAGCAGGGTATTGCTGCGGCCTACTCCTGTGCGCGGGTAGGTAATTCTTTTGCCTACGTCTCTAAGAACAACCGAGGCGAGGCCACCATCGTCCAGATGAACGGCTACATCCCCCAGAGGATCTCTACCCACGCGGTTGAAACGACTTTGGTCGGTCAAGACGTATCTGACGCGATTGCGTGGACGTACCAGCTAGAGGGCCACGAGACTTACGTTGTGACGTTCCCCTCGATTGGGACTAACGGCCTGACTTGGGCCTACGACATAACCACCGGTTTGTGGCACAAGTGGCTCTACACCAATAACCAAAACGAGTACGAGCGCCACCGGGGTAACTGCTGTGCATTTTTTAACCAGCAAGTATTGCTTGGTGACTATGAAAACGGCAAACTCTATAGACTGTCTCTATCACAGTACACCGATGACGGTCAGCTAATACGCCGTCTTAGAAGGTGTCCCCACATAACCACAGACCTACAGCGTCAGTATTTTGCCGAGCTTCAAATCCAGTTCCAGCCCGGAGTGGGGTTACCGGTCGGTCAGGGTCAAGACCCACAGGCGATGCTCCGCTGGTCGGATGACGGCGGCTTTACTTGGTCAAATGAGAACTGGGTCACCATAGGCAAGCAGGGTCAGTACTTCACGCGGGCCATGTGGAGGAGGTTGGGGTTTGCGCGGGACAGGATATTTGAGGTTGTGGTCACCGACCCAATCAAGGCGGTCATTGTGTCTGCTAACCTAAAAGCGGAAGCGGGGGATAACTGATGGCCCAAATACCTCAGAACCAAGTAATTCCAACCTCCCAACTGATGAACGATGCGGGCAGGCCCACCCCGGCTTGGCAGCTATTCTTTTTGAACTTGCTCAACTTTTCCAGTAGCTCCACGGCTACGGCTGGCTCTGCGACCCTACCGGCAAACCCACGGGGGTTTATCAATATCACGGTTAACGGTGAATCAAAAAAGGTTCCTTACTATGATGTCTGAGCTAATGCCTTTTCAATCCCTTGAAACTTTAAAACAGGTTGAAACTTTAGAGCAAGGGTTTTTGCAACAGGAACAACAAGATTGCCCGGTTGTGCATAGGTTTGGCCCCGGAATATACATTAGAGAGGTTACTATTCCCGGCGGCACTTTGTCGATAGGGCATTATCAAAAGACTACCCATCTAAACATTATGCTCAAAGGCCGAGTAATTATGGTCAATGAAAATGGTGAAAAAACCGAGTTAGTCGCCCCGCAGACGTTTGTTTCTGGGCCGGGGCGAAAAATTGGTTTAATTGTAGAAACAATGGTTTGGCAAAATGTTTACGCTACAACTGAAACAGATGTGGAAAAATTGGAAGAATTGTTGTTAGAAAAAAGCCAAGTTTGGAAAGATTACAAAAAAGAACAAGATTTGCTTTTGTCGTTTGATTATTCAAAAGATGAGGCAGACTATTTTGAAACAATTAAAAACTGGGGTTTTGACGATAAGACGGTAAGAGCCCAAAGCGAAGAAAAATCAGATCAAATTCCGTTCCCGTCTGGCGGGTATAAGGTGATGGTTGCCGACTCTAAAATTGAAGGAAAAGGTTTGTTTGCAACAGGTAACTTTGATCAAGGGGAAATCATAGCCCCAGCCAGAATTTTTGGCATGAGAACGCCAGCCGGTCGATATACAAACCACGCAAAAAACGCCAACGCAATAATGGTTTTGCGAGATAATATGGACATTGATTTAGTAGCTAATTCGCCAATTAAAGGATGCCAAGGCGGTAATTTAGGCGAAGAAATAACTGTTAATTACGGTCAGGTTTTGGGCCTTATGAAAGGAAATTGATATGTCAGCAGTAGCTGCCGCAATAGTTACGTCTGCTGTTGTAGGATCTCGCGCAGCCTCTAAAGCTGCCGATAAAACTTCTAGTGCAACAACTTATGCGGCTGACTTGCAAGCTGAAGCCGCTGAAAAAGCCCGTCAAGATTTAGCACCGTATCGTGGACTAGGTTATGGAGCATTAAATCAAATTGGTAGCAGTATGGCTGGAAGGCAACCAATTTACGATGAAGAAGGAAAAATTACTGGGTTTCAAACAGGAACAGGTTACTTAACAGGTCAGCTAACTCCAGAAAAAATTCAAGAGTATTTAGATCCGTCTATGGAATTCCGTATGAAGTACGGAACACAGGCAACGGAAAGATTACGAAATGTTGGCGCAGGAGCTTTTTCTGGGAATACTTTGCGGGCGTTAAATGAGTATGGTCAAGGTTTAGCGTCTACTGAATACGGAAACGCTTTTGGTAGGGCTCAGGGCGAGCGTAAAGACATTTATAACATATTGGCAAACATTGCCGGTATGGGTCAAGGCGCAGTTAACACGGGCGTTAACGTAGGCCAGACCGCAGCTCAGAGTGCGGGTCAGTTAGCTGTTGGTGGGGCTCAAGCCCAAGCTGCTGGAATTGTGGGTTCTGCCAATGCACTTAGTAGCGGATTACAAAGTGGCGCAAATATGCTTTACCTAAACCAGCTTATGAAGCCAAATCCATCAACTACCGGTGGTCAAGGGTACTTTGGAGGGCTTCAAGCTTCAGGTGGCGGTGGTAGCCCAACAAATACGTATGCTTTAACAGGAACTCAATAGGAGAGATTTCGTGGCAGACTTTGGAATAAGACCAGACATTGCGCTAGGAGTAAAAGGCCCAGCAGTAATGAGCTTGGGGGATATGCTAAATGTGGCCCGTGGCGCTCAAGCGTATCAACAGGCGTTACAACTAAATCCAGTTGAACTTGAAAAAGCAAAAGCAGAAAGAGACGTTGCCGTTGGAACGGCTCAACCTCGGATTAAAAAATCTCAAGTTGAGGCTGACGAAGCAACTTTAGGGTTGCAATCAAAAATTTTAAGCCATACGCGTTCAGAAATTGCGGAGCTTTTGAAAAAAAAGGATCTTAAGTTTAAAGACATTGAAGATGCGGTAGTTAGAACTGTTGAATTAACTGAAGCTCCAGAAAATGTTAAAAGGGAAGCTAAAGTCAAAGCAATGGCAGACTTTAATCCAAACGCATCAATTCAAGAATTGCGTTCAAGCTTAGCAGGGGCGTTAGTTAAAACAACAAGCCAAGAAACTCAGTTGTCATCAAGACTGCCTAAACCAGAAATAATGGATACGGGTGGAACCAAACTTCCAGTTGCTGTTGGAAACGAACTGGTTACGGGTGTTCAACCCGGAACTCAAGTGGGCGTTGGATATGAATTGCAACCGCCCCCACAATTCCAACAAACTGAAACTGGTCTTGTCGGCAAATTTGGCGGTGGAGCTTCTAGGACAATACCGCCAAACCAAACTATGTTTACTGCTCCCGGTTCGCCAACGATGGGGGCTCCGGGGGCTTCTGGAATTGTTCCAAGGTCTGCTCCGGGGATTAGTCCAGCGGCTACGCCAACTGCTCAACCAGCGGCTCAACAGGTAGCGCCTGTATTGCCGCCCGCCGAATCGCCAGCCGCTAGAGCCGTTCAGGGTAGTTTTCAAAACAAAGGCGGGATTCAAATTAGCCCCGGAGAAACGGTTGATGCATACAGAGCGCGAGTTGCTGAATTAACCAAACTTCCTAAAGAATCGGTTGAAGCATTAAATCCTAAGAACGTGGATTCCGTTCCAAATATGGAATACACCAATGACAGAATCATCAAACTTCTTGAAGATAAAAATTTGCAAATTGGCCCAATTGCCAAGGCAATTTCTGACAAAACTGGTGGTATTGGGTTAAACGCTCAACAACAAGAAATTATGAAGTATTTGGAACAGCGTATTCGTCAGGAAGGCGCAAGATCAAACCAAGACCAAGAATCTCAGAGGTCAGCGTTTGGATCGTTTGGAACCAATAAAGATGCCTTGCGAACAATTATTTACAATGACAAAGCAATTCTTGCTTCTCAAAAATTGTTTTACGAAGGCGTTAGAAACGCTCAAGGAAATCCAAATAGGCCGAATCTTGGGTCAATTAACAATTTCCGTGACCAATTTAATGCGTTAGCTGGTGACCGTGACCTAATGCAATACATAGGTATTGTTGGTACAAAACCGTTTGACAAGTTATCAGCAACAGATAGAAACCAGTTAAAACTATATTTTTCTAACAAATCTAGTGATTTTGGTTCGCTATACGATGATTTGGAAGGCAAGAGAGCTGCGTTACTCAAGCTTGTTCGGGGAGGAAAATAATGGCTGACCAAATGTCCAAAGACCAGTTTATGTCGTTATTTAAGGAACAAACAGCCTCTCAAGCTGGTTCTGGTGATGTAGACCGTAGGCAAAAATGGATTAAGACTATGGAGGGCCGGGTTGAAAAAGAGGCTACCCCTTGGTTGGACGTTGGCGCTCAAGCGATTACCAACATTGTCCCTAGTGCTATTAAATACGGCAAAGACATTTATGAGGCGGTTACTAACCCCTTTGAAACTGCTCAAGGAATAGGTCAGCTAACCAACGCTGCGCTTATAGGTATTACTCCAGACGTTATTGCAAAGTGGATGTATGACCCGAAAAAAGCTAAACAAGCTGGCGAGGTAGGTACAGCAGTTGCAAACTTTTATAAAGACCGCTACGGAAGTGTAGAGAACTTTAAGCAGTCCTTAGCCAGAGATCCTGTAGGTGTTATGGGTGACTTGTCTACCGTTCTAGGGGTAACTGGCGGTGCGGCAAAATTAGCTACGGCTATCCCTCAAGTTGGTACGGAAGGAAAAGTAGCGGCTCTTGCAAAAGGTATTGGCACAGCGTCTGAGTATACTGACCCGTTGCTTGCTTCAGGAAAACTGGCGGCGGCTGGATCATCTAAAGCTTTAGGATCTTTAACTGGTGTTGGCCCAGCAACTGTTGAGGGAGCCGCTAGAGCTGGCTTTGAGGGAGACAAAAACTTCCTTTCTGGGCTAAGAGGAACTAGCGCAGACCAAGCATTAGAAAACGCTAGATTTAACTTAAACGTAATGCGTCAGAACCGAAACAAAGATTATCGGTCTGGAATGGTTGATGTCAAAAACGACAAGAGTGTTTTAGATTTTGCTGACATTGATTCAAGCTTAC